CAAACTTAGCGGCGCTGGCTGTGAGCACAGGAGGATCGCCTGCTCGCTTTTTGCCTACTTGAATTACCACAGCACTGCCAGTGACCTGTTGTGCTGTGTCAATAATTTCTCTGTTGCTGGTTCCTGTGTTGGATCCAAGATTGTATACTCCAGCAGGAACTGTCTGATCCAATGCCATGACATGTGCTCTAGCAATGTCTTCCACATGCACATAGTCACGCACACAGGTTCCGTCGGGGGTGGCATAGTCAATGCCGTTGAGCACAAAATCTTGTTGATCTCTAATGCTTTCCAGCACCCTGGCAATGATGTGCGTGGCACCTGTCTCTTGTCCATGCCTAGCTTGGCTGTCGGCACCGCAGGCATTGAAGTAGCGGAATGCCACATAGTCCAGCCCATAAGCACAATGATAGCTCTCCAAGATCATTTCTGTCATCAATTTGCTTTGACCGTAGGGACTGATAGGTTGCAAAGGATCAACTTCGTGACATGGTGTCATAATAGGTTCACCGTATACTGCTGCGCTTGAACTAAAAATAAATCTAGTTCGAGGCAAAGCCTGTGTTATAAAATTAAGCAGGTGCAGGGTCTTGGCCACATTGTTGTTGTAGTAATCTGAAGGTTTTTTAATGCTGGGCCCAACCAGGCTAGTACCGGCACAATGTACAATAGCATTGGGCTGCACATCCAACAACAATTTATAGGACTCGTCGCTGTCAAAGTCTGCTTGCACAAACTTCATTATACCTCGAAGGTGTTGTGGCAAAGGTCTGCGGTCAATGCCTGTTACAGAGTGGCCTGCATCTTGCAACTGCAATGCCACTTGGCCGCCAATATAGCCAGCAGCGCCTGTTACTACAACATTCATGATTCAATCTTTACAACTTGATATTTTTCGTGAGCAGCATGGTCACGATAGCGATTGCCCGCTCGATTCCACTGCTCACCCATGCCAGTAACGATATCAACAACACGATCCACAGTGGCATTGTTCCAATCGCTAATAAGTCCCATGTTGTGATGCGGTTCTCGTAAGAGTAGTTGCATTTTGTGGTAGGCATCGTCTATACTCCAAGGGACATAAAGCCTGTTTGGATCGTTTGCAAAAGTTTCGGGGAAACTGCGATAGGCAGGATAAAGAACATTGCAGCCAAGAGTGTCAGCCTCGGAAACTGTGTTAGAGACCCAGTCTTGTAGAGCACAATTAAACAGCACACGAGTATTGTTAAGGTGAGCATAGTATTCGTTCTTGCTTATGTTGTCATAGATCTGGAGTTTGCCTTCTGCCTCCATACGGCGGGCACGTTCAACATACTCTGGATTGTTGGATCGCAAAGGTCCGCCACTGTAAATTGCAAACTCACATGGCTCCGTGGTAAGCTCGCCATACATTTCAATGAGATCCATAAAGAAGCCAGGTTGCTTTTCTTGGTCAAACCTTGCTGCGAAACCCACCCTCCGGGAACGCTGATTAAACGGTTGGATTTTTTCCAGTCCACCGATCCGCTCCAGTACTTCCGCCTTTCCAAATGCAAGACCAGAAATGTTGTAGATTGGAGCAGTCCATCCAGCAATGCGCATGTGCGCGACCATTTCCTCATTGGTAGCCAATACTGCACCCCCCGAGAAAGCCACCATTTCATTGACCATTTGTTCATACAAGTTCATCCACTTTGCCATACCCCATACATGCACAAAGTCATCAGGGTCAATGGCCTGTGCCAAACAACGCACATAGATTTTGGGACATTGTTCACGTGGAATCTGATTCATGATATAGCCAAGACTTTCAAAGCCTGGCTGGAACATGTCTTCAAAGTAGATCACATCGTCACCTGTGACATCACCGTTCTTCATCATCTGAACCAAATTCATCATCTGGCTCATGGCAAAGTAACTGCGACCATGTGCATCCAACACTTGACCCACTGAGATGGCCTGTGTGTTGTCAATGGTGTTGCCGGGTACATACACAACGTCTAAGCCACGGCGTTCAAAAACACGCCGGTTCCACTCTGTGAGCTGTAGTGTGTAACGGGCTTCGTAGCTCTCCAAGCCCATGTAGAACAGCTTTCTCATGCTGGGCGGTATCCTGCAAAGCGGCGTGCATCTTCCCACCACATGTTCTTGGCGTTCTTGCCGGTGCTGTACTTGGTAAACTGTTGCCAAGCATAGCTTTTGAAGTTGTAGAGATCGCTCTCGTTGTAACGATACCCGTAGTCTTGGCAGAATTCCAAGAACACTTCGAGATCTTCAAAGATCTCAGTCAGGCGCTGGTTGGGTTTGAATGTAGGCTTGGCCATGATACTTCCTTAAATGTTAACACTGAGTTGAGGGCGGTAAGTTTCGTACTTTATAAGGGCGCCGTTTTCACCATCTTCGGCAACCTCAATCCAGACCGCACGATCTGGATACTTTGCAGCAATCTGTAGATATAGATCATCTGCCATCATTTCACAGCTCTTGTAATCCAACTGTAGAATACTGTCTCTGTAAAGATTCTCTAACCAGCGTTTGAACTGGATGAACTCAATGTCTCGATCATTGTGAATCACGTCGATCCAAACACGAAAGTGAAAGATGTGACGGTGTGGTGTGCCAAGAAAGCTCACATCATACTCGTCGCCTGTGGCCAGTGCAGGATCAGTTGCGGCTGCAGGATAGCAGTGAATGCCTTCCTTGCGAAACGTGATCCAAATTTTACGCTCTGCCGCAGTCATAATGCGTTCTACTGTTTCTCTTTGTTGTTGATTCATATAGGTTGGTCCTTGTTGTATTGATCCCAGTCTGTGAACGTTCGCTTTGACATTAGGCTGTGCAAGCTGTGCGTCCATACGCCGGGATTGGTTGCGTCAAAATCGTTGTCGTCAATCTTGATCATGGTGTTGTAGTTCCACAATTTAATATACGGAATGCTCACACGAATCTGTGGCACAAAGTTGCGATATTCGCACAAGCCCGAGTCATTGAATTGCTCTACAGCACTTGTGGGAATATCCAAACTGCACAAATAACCACGCTCAAGAAAGTATCCGATCATGCCTTCCCAACGTGCCCACTCTAGATTGTCTTTGGGATCAAAGCTGTGATTGGCTCCAAAAAAGATATGTTCGCAGCCTTGTAAATTCAGTGCAACACTTTCGACACTTTGCACACCTACCACAAACAGTGTTTGTTTGCCAAATGCAGGAGTTTTTTCTACTTCTGTACCAGTGAAAAAATTCACATGGTCGTGTCCTTTGCGATTCATTGTTGATCCTGCTCTAGTTGATCGAGTTTGTTGTTGTCTAATTGTACACTGTCGTCATTGGATTGTGCAACCTCGGGTTCGTCCAAACTGAACAATGCGTTGAACTGTGTACGTGCGTTTTTGGTCTTTTTGCCTTTGAATCCGCGTGTGCCCACAATCTCCATCCAGTATGTGTCATAGTGTTCAATTATGGCTTCTGCACTGTCACGGTCTGGTGCTGCAAAGATAGCTTCTACAATGTCCGCAAACTTGGCGTAATCACCTCCCGAACGTTGCATCATAGCAGGATGTTCACCAGCATCAAAGCGTCGGTTGGCTTCTTGCACCGCAGTCAAATGCATCCAAACGTTGTGACCCATCAGCAAGGCATAACTGAAACTGTCCCAGGATGTCTTACCCCACTTGCTGTTCTTGTTGACATCAGGCAATACATCATACATTTCTGGATCACGGAAGTTTTCTTCTGTGATAACAACACCTGCTTTGGGCACACCTGGCTTGTAGATACAGATGTCTTTCATCTTCAGCATGTTGCTGATTGGTGAGTCTTCCCAACGTGGATAGACACCGTCTTGTACTACTCCGTCTGACCACTTGCGGGTGTCTGTTGAGTACTTTTTGTCGTCTGCCGACGGCGCCATTCTGTACGACCACTTAGAATCGTGCTCAAAAACGTTTTCAAAATAGACTTGCCCGTTCGCCGTTGCAAGGAATGGACTAGCACAATCAAAAGAGATAGTAAAAGCAGGGTTGACATATTTTCTCACAGCTCTCTGAATAACAGTGAGCAACACCGCCCACTCTAGTTTTGATGTGCCCAAGAAGTGCATCCAGTCATGTACTCCCTGTTGCAGCAAGTTGTCGTATCGCAAAGCCACCAGTCGTCGCAACACCAAATGAACATCGCACATGTTCTGACCACCCATTGACCACCCATCAAAATGTGTGTCTGGATATTTTGCAGGATCACAATATTCCTTCATGGTCTCGTACCATGCATCCGCACTGGTGTGGTTGTCTCCCTGCAACACGTTCAAGAACTTGGCACCACCATTCTTTACACCCTTGCGGTGACGCATGAAGTATTCGTTGTTGAACTTGGTGGCATCCACGGCTTCTTGCAATGTGGTAATCTGACAGGCTTCTGATGCTTTCTTGTCGTGAATGACCCAAGTTGGAATATCAAGAATCATTCCGTAGTCAGCCACTGTGTCTAGCCAGTTTAGAATCAACTCACGTTTCTTTTGTGCTTTTGGACAACCCGAGTTGGCTTTCCAATCGCCTTCCCACAGGCCTTTGGCAATTTGAAATCCACCTGAGTCGCCTAGGATGAACGTGCCGGGCTCTCGGTTGCGAACCATGTCCTCTGACCAGTCCTGCTTGTTCAAGTCCAAGTTGGCATGCCCACCAGAATACAGACTCCAACGATACGGAAACAAGGCTTTTTGGCTGTTGAGCCAATTCATCTGTTCCATGTCTGTGAGCCCAGCAGGGAAACGTGCAGGATCCACATAGTGCTCGTTCCTTTGTTTTCCTACAAAGGTAGCATAGAAGCCTGAGATAGCTGGTAAAAACACAGCATAGTCTGACTGCTTGGCTGTGAGATTGTCTTGAACAATAGAATCAGTCATTACTTGGTCTGAGCAGGGATGATGTAGTTGTAAACAGCCAGTCCTGAATCCACAGTGATCTGCATAGCACCATCGTCACTGAGTTTCATGGTTTTGTCGCCACTGCTGCCTAAAATGCTGGCAATCTGTGCGGCAGGATAATTCCAACTGCGTTTGAGTGTTCCTGTCACTGCTGATTGAAACACAAAGTTGCCAGCGTGTGTGGCCGCTGCACCAAAGCTGAACTTCAAATCGCCGTTTTCAACTTTGGTTTGAAAGTTGGGTTCTTCAGCATTGGCACTCATTTGCCATTTCAGGCGTTGAATGTTGGCAGCGGCTGGCTGGAATTCAACGTGCCAGTTGGCTCCACGGAACTTAGGTGTGGGCACTTTGCTGGCCACAACATTTGCTACCATGAATCGATAGGTGTTGCGAAAGTCTCCAGACTTGTTGGCAAATTCAATGCCGTCAAGATCACCGCTGTTGTTGCGGCTCATGGTCAAGTTGGCATCTTGTTTGTACTCATCAAGATTCAAAATAGTTTTGAGTTTGGGCAGATTAGGCATGCCAAACGATCCCACAAACTCAGCAATTGGATGATGGAATACACCATCAATCACCACACTTTGATCATTGCCTACACCAATGATTTTGGTCTCGGTCTCAGTGCCCTCAATTTTCAACATGTCGATACAGCCAAGGTCAATGCTGTGTTGTACTAGGTCTAACAAATGGTCTCTCATGATTTCTCCTTTAAACAATTATACAGGATATATTTAGATTTTTCAACTAAATTGATATTATTTCTCAATTATTTTGGCCAATGTTTGGCCGCCGCGCAGGCTGTAAATTTTTCCGGGCTTTTGGAATTCTAACCAGGCTACATCACCTAGCCCGCGATGTCGATCCAGGGTGTCAAACCCCACTGTTTCGGCAGCCTTCATGATGCGTGTGCCCGGGGTAAAGCACATAAAATTGCGTTCGGCTAGTGCAACACCATGTGCATAATCGCAGTCATTGAATGTCATCAACACTGTACCGCCAGGTCGTACCTTGTGCCACAGTTCACGTAGGTACTGCTCGATTACCTGCAATGGTTTGAAATTGAACCAGTTGTAGGCAAACACATAACCAAATTGATTGTTGGGTAGTTGTGATAAAATAGCCTGATTGTTGTTGCAATCATTAATGGTATACAATCTCAGTCTGCGCTGATACTGCTCGTGAAACCCTGCCACTGCTGGTGCCAATAACTCAGTGTTGTGGTCTACCAGATACAACGGATCCAAGGGTACCAAGTGTTCTACCCATTTTTCTAATCCAGGTCTAAAACACAACCCAGGCAATCGCCAATCAGTGTATCTCAATACTCGACCCAACAACAATTCCTGACTAGCTGGATCAAGATGCAGTTTGCGATTCAGCACATAGTCAGTGGCCTCGTATATGCTTTCGTGTTCAAACCAACGCAGGCTTTCTCTAAGCATGTCGGGATATTGTTGCTCAATCAACACATCTAGGTGTTGTTTGATGTCGTTGATAGTGGTACCAAATTTGACAAATGCTGAATCAATTGCGGCAGCATCCTGCCCCAGTTCCCTGCTGAACTGTTTGAATTGTAGTCCATGGTTGACCACTTGATGCATCACAGCATTGAGCTGACCGCGAGACTGTTGGTGAATATCCGCCAGGGAATATTCTTCCAACAAGTTTCTATAGGCAACCAAATCACTCAGTTTCATTAGAAGCTAAACAGTGAGGTAAATGTGTTTTCAGTGTTGGTGGCTGCTGCCAAGTCCCAGTCCAACACACCCAACAAGTTGTCAACTTTGCCGTCAACCACAGTGGCTTCCATGAGCCCGTCATCAAAAGGCAATTCTGTGAACCAGGCGGGCAGTCTCTGCTCGTCAGTGGGATAACCAATTGATGTCCAGCCCAATGCATTCGACTTTAACTTGCACACAATGGTTTTCATGCCATCCACAATCTGCATTGAATAGTTGTCGCTGTTCATGCGACGCAGTGTGTTCCAGTTCAGTGCTGCTCGCACATGTCCTGGCATATTGGCTTTGCCTTGCGCAGCCTCGGCAGCACCATACTTGGTCAAATTGTTGACACGCTTGGGTGAACCTTTTTCCCAGGCTGGACGTTCTGAAAACACATATTTGAATGTGCGTATTTTTTCAACCACAGCATCGCGTGTGGCATCTGTTAGCACATCGTGCAATACATCACTCAAGAAGTCTTGAATCACTTTGGGAGTATCGCTGCGTTTTAGATCCAGCCCCATGGCTTTGACCTTGCCCGGCTTGCCATTGATGTCTTGACGTTTGCCTTCTTTGTCCACAATCATCACAGCATATCGCTTTTTGGTAATAAACAGTCCTTTTGATGCCACAACTTCTCGACCGCCCTTGATCACTGAACCCATTTCCCTGGGACAATGAAATGCTTGCTCCATAAATCCAGGAAAGCTTTCGTTGACTTGATCAGCAATTGAATCATACAGCTGAATGCAAATTTCTTTGTTCCATTCCATTTCGCCAGCTTCCACAGACTTCTGCAACACTGGCCAGGCCGAGAAATAACACGAATCTGTGTCGCCATAGATGATGGTCTCGCCCACATGATCATATTTGCCTGTGATACATTCGTTGACATACGCATCCATGTGTTTAGCAATACTACGGCCTGTGAGTGTGGTACTCTGTCCAATACGTTTGTCAAAGAATCTACATCCTGGATTCAAAATAGCACCATACAAGCTGTTCAAGTTAATCTTCTTGACCAATTGACGCTTGTCCCAATACTCTTCGGCAGCTTTGTCTCCTGAGTCAATGCACTCTTTGAGTTTGGCCTGCATTTGTTTGCGTTCAGCATACCAACGTTTCAGCAGGCCTGGAATCACTGCTTCACGTTCATAAGTGAAAATAGTGCCATTGGCGCTCATGATCCAGGGCTGGTTAGAATCAAAAATCATGTGCCAAATTTCAGCACCTGAGTGTGTGCTTTCTGTGCCATCTTGCCAGTCAATGGTGATTTCGCTGCCGCGATTCTGTTCCATCACAGCAGTATACTCTATGCTGGCAAACAAGCCTTCCCAGGCAGCAGCAAAGCTTTGCCCTTGAGACATGTTGTCACGAATCAATTTATCAGTTGCCGTGGGTCTGAGTTGACCAACAATGGTTTCTGGCCCCATGTTGAGCGCACGAATAGCCGAGGGATAGAGCGAGTTGATGTCAATACTGCCAATGTATTCATGGATGCCTTTTTTGGGGTAAGCAACATAGGCACCTGCGGCTTGTGTGTCTTCATCTGCGAGTCTTTCTTTGCGGTTAGGAACAACAACTCCACGTTCGTGGGCTTCGATAATAATAGCTTGCTCAGTCACTGCCACAGCACCCATGGTGGTCTGCAACAGCACAGTGTTTTCATGTGCCAACACGTTGGCCAGATCCAAGAACTTCAGCTTCTTGTCCAGTCTGCCGATCAGTGCAGTGTCCTGACGGTTGTATTCAATAAACTTCTTGAAGTGTTGATTATACAACTGATCCAGTGTGCCTTCGAACTGTGTCTTGCGTTCGCCTAGTTCGTATTCAGCAATGGCATCTAGGCTATAACTGTGACGTTCTTCGTAAGTGTACTTGCGATACAGTTGCATATAGTCCATATGCACTCGACCAATCAAGTCGTATGTTTCGTTCTCTGCACCAAAACGTTCAAACATGCGTTTTTTGGGCAACTGTCCCCACAAGCAAAACTTGCGAGTGTCATCCTTGCTGAGCACCCGTGTGGTACGGTTTACTGTGTAAGGTATATCATAGCCCTCGGAGTTCCAACCACTCAACACATCAGCATCATCGATGATGTCAAGAAACATCTTGATCATGTCTTCTTCACGTTCAAACAAAAATGTGTTGTCAAACTCTGCTACCAGTTCCTGTGCAGTTTCCCAACTCAACCCTCGCGGCGGCACTGCCATAGTAATCAGTTGATCCAGCCAGTCCAGGTACACTGATATTGCTGTGATAGGATTGAAAGGATCTGTGGTAGGTGAAAACCCACGCTCTTTGTCAAATGCTACTTCAATGTCAAAAAATGCTGTTTGTAGCTTGGGACCATCTTGACCCTTGTAGTTGTCTTCTAGACAACGAAAGATTGGGTTGATATCGCTTTCATACAACTGCTTGTGGCTGTGCTGTCGCACTTCTTTGCGAAATTCTTTGTTGTTTTTGGAACTGAATCTTGAAACTGGATTGCCGTAGATACTGCGAAATTTGCCACGAGCATCGTCGTAGTAAAAAACGTAATTTGCAGGGTACTCTTGATATTTGCGAATGCCATCGCGGCGTTCTACAACATGAATGCGATCGTGCTCACGATCAAATAGTGCGTCAATATAACTCATTGTTCTCCGTTTATGGCCGGAAGGCCGTGATTCATGCTGCTTACGGTAGCGACTCGCTGTTGAAACAGATATTTATAAGGTCTTGCCAACAGTTTCTAAAATTGTTTCCAGCAGTTCGTGGTCTTGTTTGGCTTTGCCAAATTCGGCCTTGTGTGCCAGCTTGATGGCTTTTTTCAGTACACCTGGTTTGATTTCCAGTTCTTCGGCCACAGCCTTGATGGTGTCATTGAGGCCGCCGGTTAGAGTTTCAATTTCTTGAGTGACCTGCATACCTTCGTTGATGATTTGAATCAGTTTGATCTTTTGTTCACCGTTGAATGTTTTTTGTTCCA